CGTATTGGAGTTGCATCCAGAAAGGAGAAAAAGCTCTATCAAAGTTGCCACATTCTGCATAAGCAGGGTAAGTATTATATTACCCACTTTAAGGAACTGTTTGCACTTGACGGAAAACATGCTAACCTTACTGTAAATGATGTGCAGCGTAGGAATCGCATCGCAAGACTTCTCTCTGATTGGGGACTAGTGTCCATCGTCAGAGAAGATGATATTGCTGATATTGCACCTCTCAATCAAATCAAAGTTCTCTCCTTCAGGGACAAAAATGAGTGGCTTTTAGAAACTAAATATAGTATAGGCTCCAAAAAGAAACCTAATTGAAATGAAGATTATTGAACGTCATCGTTATAAAGGCAAAGAAATATTTCAAACCAGAACGTTAAAGTTTCATCCCTATCCCATGACTGAGATCGAATCGGTCGTGGGATCTATTGCTAGTAACCTAAAACCAGAAATGGTTACTAAAAAATATCGTGCAGAGAATGCAACCAATCCAATGTTTGGACATTGTTATCATTCCTCACAAGCCTTGTTCTACTTGATGGACACTGATGTTCTTGAGCAGAGAACTGCAATTGATTATCACGATTGCTCTCATTGGTGGTTGGTTGATACTACTAATGATAAAATTTATGATATTACTGCTGACCAATACTACCATGTTGGTCAGACTCCACCATATCCTGGAAAGAAAAAGCCATGGTATGGGTGGAAGCAGAGACCACATCAGAGGACGCTTGATCTGATGACTCTGGTTCTTGGAGACAGATTGGCTCTTGACGAAACCGTCACCCACTCTGTATAATATATGAGTAAACAGGTAAAGCACTCGCTTCCAGCGGACAAAACTTTACCATTCAATTGCTACCCAGCAGGAGAAACTCATGGCTATTAAAGTCAAAAAGGGATTTGGTCCCGAGAAACAAGAAATTGACCTCGACCTGTATGAAGGTCGATGGACTGATAAAGAAATTCAAAGTCACTCCAAACGAGGAAAGTTTATTCGGTTCGCTTTTCTTGATCTCAATAGGTTTGGTGGTGATCTTTTCCATGAAGAACTGATCAACCTTGCTATCCGCGCTGAAGGTAGTCGCGGAAACAGTGATGAGGGTATTGCATACTCTTACACTACAAAGGGGTGGAGTTACAATCCATTTCCTCCCATTGTTGATACTACCTTTAAGCCAAAAGATGGTCGCACTCGTATCCGTGCTGCAATGCTTGCGGGATGCACCTTCATTCCAGTTGCAGTCTTTGCTTATCCTGAAGAAGAAAATTCAAAGAAGGCATTTGTCCATTCTCTTTCTGAGGGTCTGATTGGTAATGATGACCTAATCAGCCGTCCTACAAAAGCAGCAGACTTGTTTGAAGCTGGTGTTGCTTCCGTCACTGATGGCGACGTAGAACATGATAAAACTGCTATTTCAGAACTGCTCTTCAACGAATTTGAAGCAGAACGCTTCATCAAACAAGATGAAATTTCTGATTTAGTAGATCAAATCTACGATGCGGTTCTGGGTGGACAACGAGCTGTTTGGGTTCCCGATCGTGCTGACGTTCTGGCATACCTTAAAAAATCCCCAGATATGCCTAAAGATGCCGCACTGGAAGATGAAGTCATGCTTGGTAAGAAACGAGTCTTCGTATATGCTGCTCCCAGTAATACCAACCAAGGTCGTCTTTGGGGTATGATTGCACGGGAAGTTCCTGAAGATTGCTATGTGGTTCTTTATACCACAAAGAAAGTTCCTTCCAAAATCAAAAAGGGATACGAAGACTTCATGGCATTTATTGAGATGCGATACCAAGAGTGCTTTGAAATCGTAAATCGCACCGCATCTGCTGCAGGAATTTCTATCAAAATTGAACCTCCTGTTAAGCGTCCTTGGAAACTCTTGGGTGTTATTCCCCAGATGAATAATGAAACTCATGAGACCCTTCGCAAAGCTCATCGTCTTATTCAGATTGGTGATTGTTGATAAATAAACCCGAGACCTTTCGTGCGGTCTCTACGAAAGTCGGAACACCCAATAAAGAGGTACGGTTTACCCGTTGCCTCTTTTTTTATTTTATGCTATAAATATGTACGGATGCCTTCGGGGTCCACACAATCTAATCTCGCTTTAAAAGGAGAAGTACAAATGTCTGACCTAACCAGGTACAATGCGGCTAATATTGCACAATTGTTAGACCGTATTCATAGAAACAGTATCGGCATGGAAGATTACTTTGATAGAATCTTTAGTCTTCATGAAACTACAGCAAAATATCCTCCATACAACCTTATAACTGTAAATAATGTTACATCTCGATTGGAGATTGCATTAGCAGGATTTAAAAAGAAAGAAGTTTATGTATACACACAAGATGGTAAACTCTTTATCGAAGGTCAAAAAGAAGATAAAGAGACGGAAACTAACTACGTCCACAAAGGTATGGCTCAACGGTCGTTTACACGTTCGTGGACACTTAGCGAAGACACGGAAGTTAGATCAGTTACTTTTGAAGATGGGCTTCTGAGTATTGAACTTGGTAAAGTAGTTCCAGAAGCACACAAACGGAAAGATTATCTATAAATAATATTGAATATCGTCGTCGCAGACGGAGGGGTAACTGGCACAATCCAGTTGACGCCCCTCTTTTTTCTTGTTAAAATACTTAGAAATGGAGAACTCTCATGAAATCCCTTCTCTTCGCAGCAGCGGCAATCTTGGTTGCAACGCCTGCTATTGCCCATCCTAAAGCTCCGAGAGGCAACCATAAGTATTACTATCCCGAACCAAATGTAATGGTTCGACACGATAGAAAACGCTGTAAGAAGATTGTATACACCACTAAATATGATGAATGGGGATGGTTCACAAGGAGAACAATTCAACCCTTGAGAAGTTGCTGGAAGTATAATACTCACCGCCATCATCACCACCACGTAAATCCACAAGTAAAAATTATTATCAAGTAATCATGACCATTAGACTTATTGTGACCCGTGAGGGTGAGCAAATTATTGCTGGAATTAAAGAATGGATGAGTGGTCCAGGACCAGAAGCTAAAGTTATCGGATATATCTTGACTCGACCCTGCTTGGTTGATCTTGATATGGATCCTGAGAATGAGGATAATTTCCGTGTGCGGATGGTTCCTTGGATTCCTTTATCAAAAGACATGAATGTTCCTATTCCTGCAGATTATGTCGTAACAATGCTTACACCCATTAGTAAAGTTTCTGACTTGTATGATAGGGATATTGTTAATGCTAGTGAGGAAGATTTGAGTTTGGATGAAAGTCATACTTTCATTGAAGATGAACCTGAAGATAATTATATTGACGATCCTGCTTCTGTTGAAGAAGAGTATATTATCGACCCACCACCGGAAGGAGAGTATGTTACTGAAGAAGCAACGGATGTTCCTGAGGTTACTCAATGATAAAAGTTATATTATTAACTAGTAATGCAGTTCTTATTTCGGAGATTGAAGAAGTAGGTGCAGATATTGGTGAACCTGACTGTAAATTAATTAATCCATATATTATAAACCAGTCATCACTATCAATGGAACCGTGGTTATTGAATATTACTACTCAGAGTGAATTTATGATTAGTTCTGATAAAATTCTAACAATCTCTGATCCTACAGAAGAACTAACAGAAAAATATAATTCATTAGTAAAATGAGAATTTTAAGTATTGACTTGGATTACATCATGGGTCCAAGTATTGGTATGTATGAAGATTTGTTTTGGAATGATAATGCAGCCACTAGATGGAGTAATTTCTTCAGATTTACAAAAATAAAAGATAAGGATCTTCCTTTTGATAAGGGTCATCTTTGTTATCTATGGAAATTATTTCATAAGTGTCTTTATAACGATGTACCAGTTAGTTTTGCATATGATCATGATAATATTCTCTACGACATTGGAGATGAAACTGATCTAGAAATTATTAATATAGATCATCATCATGATGTTTTGTACTCTAATGATATGTGGGATGCAGCATCCGATAAAGATGAGAGTATTCCTCTCAATAAGGGGAATAAACATGAATATTATCATGTTAAAAATAATCATGACATTGATGAAGGAGCTTGGATTTCATATCTTAGGTCTCAAGGCAGAATCAAATCTTATACTTGGATCACCAGTCAAAATGCTATGGAGCAATTGGATCTATCAGATTTTACTTACTTCAGGGGTCTAATACCTGGTATGAATATTACGACAAAAGAAAACTATGATATAATGGATTACGATTTTGATCACATGCATCTTTGTCTTTCTCCTCAGTATATACCTCCAGTACACTGGCACATTTATACTTTGTTTTTAATTTCTTACGAAACTTATACTGGTAAGAAAGTTGATCTTGGTGAGATCGGAAACAAAAAATTTGAAATGTCTATTCGTCATCTAAACGTAACTAATGAAATTCTACACTAATGTCCAAATGATCGGGAACAAATTCCTGGTCAGAGGATATGAAAACGGACAGAGGGTTATGTACAAGGATGACTTCTATCCAACCTTGTATGTTCCCTCTAAAAAACAATCTGAATACAAAACACTTGAAGGTGAATATGTAGAGCCAATTAAACCAGGAACAGTTAGGGACTGTAGAGAGTTTTATAAAAAGTATGAGGATGTTGAAGGATTTAAGATCTATGGAAATGATCGTTATGTAAGTCAGTATATTTCAGAAAACTATCCTGAGAAAGAAATAAAGTTTGATATAACAAAACTAAAGTTGCTCACTATTGATATTGAGGTTTCTGCTGAGTATGGATTCCCAGATACGGAGTCTGTAGCAGAAGAAATGCTCACTATTGCTATTCAAGATTACAATACAAAAAAGATTATTGTGTGGGGTGTAAAACCCTTCAAGAATAGTCAAGAGAACGTCAACTACATTTACTGTGGTGATGAATATACTATGCTCACTAAGTTCTTGGATTGGTGGGAGCACAACTACCCAGACATTATTACTGGATGGAATGTTCAGTTGTATGATATTCCATATATCTGTGGGAGATTGAATCGCGTCCTAGGTGAGAAGGCTATGAAGAAGTTCTCTCCTTGGGGTCTTGTGAGTCAGCAAGAAGTCTATATCATGGGAAGAAAGAATATTGCATTTGAAGTGGGTGGTCTTTCTCAATTAGACTATATGGATTTGTATAAGAAGTTCACGTATAAGGCACAGGAATCATATCGATTAGATCATATTGCTAACGTAGAACTTGGACAGAAGAAACTTGATCACTCTGAGTTTGATACCTTCAAAGATTTCTACACTGGTAACTGGCAGAAGTTTGTAGAGTACAACATCATTGACGTTGAACTTGTAGACCGATTGGAAAGCAAGATGAAACTGATTGAACTTGCTGTGACCATGGCTTATGAGGCAAAGGTCAATTATAACGATGTGTTTTATCAGGTCCGAATGTGGGATAATATCATATATAATTATCTGAAGGACAAGAACGTAGTTATTCCACCTAAAGAACGTTCTGATAAAAACGACAAGTATGCAGGAGCCTATGTTAAAGAACCTATTCCTGGAGTTTATGACTGGGTTGTTAGTTTTGACCTTAACAGTCTCTATCCTCACCTTATTATGCAATATAACATCTCTCCAGAAACTCTTCTGGATGAGAGACATCCTAACGTCAATGTAGATAAGATCTTAAATGAAGAGATTGCATTTGAAATGTATAAAGATAATGCAATCTGTGCTAATGGTGCAATGTACCGTAAGGATGTAAAGGGTTTTCTACCAGAATTGATGGAGAAGATGTATGGAGACCGTGTTATCTTCAAGAAGAAAATGCTTGCAGCCAAGCAGCAGTACGAGAAGACGCCTACTGTTGCACTTGAGAAAGAAATCTCTAGATGCAACAACATTCAAATGGCGAAGAAGATTTCTCTTAACTCTGCTTATGGTGCTATTGGTAATCAATACTTCAGGTATTACAAACTAGCAAACGCAGAAGCAATCACTTTGTCTGGTCAGGTATCGATTCGTTGGATTGAGATGAGAATGAATGGATATCTAAATAAACTATTGCAAACGGAAGGAATCGATTATGTTATCGCATCCGACACCGATTCAATCTATCTTAATCTTGGACCTCTTGTTACTAAATTTTTTAGTAATATCTCTGATGATAAAACAAAGATTGTTGGAATACTTGATAAGATCTGCGAAGATAAGTTGGAACCATTCATCGAGTCCAGTTATCAGAAACTTGCGGATTACGTTTCGGCATATGAACAGAAGATGTTCATGAAGCGTGAGAATATTGCTGATCGTGGTATTTGGACTGCGAAGAAGCGATACATTCTCAACGTATGGGACAGTGAAGGTGTTCGTTATGAAGATCCTAAACTGAAGATTATGGGACTTGAGGCTGTTAAGTCTTCTACTCCTGCCCCTTGCCGTAAGATGATTAAGGATGCTCTTAAGATTATTCTTAATGGAACAGAGGATGAGGTTATTGAGTTCATTGAAAACTGTAGGAAAGATTTTAAATCACTTCCTCCAGAAGAAATTGCATTCCCAAGAACAGCATCTGATGTTAAAAAGTATGCTTCATCTTCGGACATTTATACCAAAGGAACTCCTATTCATATTAGAGGATCGCTATTGTTTAATTACTATGTGAAACAGAACAAACTTGATAACAAGTATTCTCTTATCAATAATGGTGAAAAGATTAAGTTCTTATACATGAAGAAACCAAATCCAATCCACGAAAATGTTTTGTCTTTTATCCAAGAGTTTCCTCACGAATTGAACTTGACTAAGTATATTGATCATGAACTTCAGTTTGATAAGAGTTTCTTGGAACCTCTTAAATCCATCCTT